CGTATAGCTTCTTTTCTATTAAACTCTTGGTTTTCAATAGTTAAATAATGACTAGATGTATTTACACCTGAAAAGCTAGGATTCTTAAACTTATGTGTCATTTCATCAGCACTCAAGTAAACAACAAATAATGATATGCTTAGAATACTTAGAATAATAAAAATGTTATCCCACTTATCCATTACGTCTATCCTGTTGTTGTTTAATCAACTCTTCTAATTCCTTCTTGCTTTTTATTTTTTGGTTCTGCTGTTTCATTTTTCCCCTCATTCTCCCTTATTTCCAAAACAGTATTTACCTTTTGTTGCAACCTTATCATGTCTTGATCTAGTAATCTTAATTGATCAGTTAAACGAATAATAGTTGCCTTCATCTCTTGAACAGACGGATCTATTTTATTGGTTATTGTTTGCCAGACAAAGTAAACGAAATAACCTAAACCTATAACCATAACTACTGGAAATCCAAAGTCTGCGACTATTTGAACTATATCCATTCAGTCTCTTCTAGCGTCTATTTTACCGTCTTCTACAAAGTTTTCTGCTCTTGCTATACGGTCTAGATCAGGAGGTAGATTGAGAGCGCTAGAGACGCTTGTGTCTATACGAATCATGTCATTATTCATAATAGATGCTCTAGTAATTAACATTTTGGTTATACCTTGTACGGTTTGTATTTCACTAATCAAACCATCCATAAGTTGTTTCATAACTAAGAATATAAAGTAGGCCATTATAAGTGCGCCAGCAATAGGTAAACCTAATTCAGCGATCAGATTGAACGCTTCCAAGATTAATCCTCGCCTTTAAACTTTTTACTTTGTCCAGATGTCCCAGCGTAGATACCAAAAACAGCTGCCATTGCTCCTACTACAACTGATACTAAAGCTGATTGTTCTAGGTTTGGTTCAGGTAAGGTCATAAACCAGGTAACTACTTTGTATAGTAGTAGGATGTAGACGCTGACAAACACTCTAGGGAAGATTCGCCAAGCGTCTACTGTTTTCGCTAGATGTATCCACTTTTGAAATGGGTTGACTGATAGATAGTTAGGTGAAACGTCTATGTCTAGTTCTAGCTTCTTTTTTATAGTGGGTTCGTTGTGTAGTTCCTCTTCCATCTATAAAAACTTTGTAAGAACTATGGCTCCTACCATAAAAGGGTAAACACCCCAGAGCATATTCTCTAATTTTTTAAACTTTTCAGATCCTTCATCAAGACGCTTCTCAATATTCTGATAGCGAATTGCACATTCTTTTTCGTGCATTTCTATTTTATGTAACGCGTCTTGGGATGTAGACATTATTTTTCTTTTTCTACTTCGACAGTAGTGTAGGCCTCGTTAACGTCAGGAGTAGATTTATCATCAGCAACAAACTTACCGTCTTCATCTCTTGCTCTGACGGTTTTATCCTCTACGCCTCTAACATTTTGCCATAATTTTCTAAACCAACTCATATCTGTTCTCCTATCTGTGTTGTTTGTTCTTTCACATCCCAACAATTAAGGTTAGATGCTACTGTCCTTCTTTCGCCCTCACCTTTGAAGGGATATACCATGTGTTGCAACCAAGAAGGGAATACTAATAGTTTTCCTACCTGTGGTTGTATAACAAAAGACTGAGGTGGTCTTAGTCTTTCTGTATTCATCAATTCGTTTCTACCATAATTAAAAGCAATGTAGCCATCGCAATCGCCAGATGTATTATATAAAGAGTAGTTTGGCGACCCAGCAGTAGGTTGATCTAATATTTGTTGGGGTACTTTTGTCCAACCAGTAGTAGAGATACCCATAATGGTTTT